GTGCCATAGTAGGAGCAGTGAGCTTTGGATCAACCATTTGAGCAAATACCGTGACTGTCACCTTATCAGTCCCACCATTTATCTGAACTAAATCAGCAAAGCTGCCAATATCTAATCTACCTAACTCTGGCGGAGAATGTTCTCCATTAACGAGGTTGTAGTAATTGTAAGGCCAAAAGAAGGGAGCACAAATGCAACCTCCCTTATTAGTTGAGGCGTTTAGATATAAATGTGGACGTTGTGAACGCGTTATGAACTGGGTGTCACCCCCAATCGTAACAACTTCATTCACTTCATCCAAATAGGCATACGATGCCAACAGCATACCAGCATGAAAAGGGGTTCCATTGATCATAATTGTTATCATCAAGTCGCCCTTAATTAGTGCATAGTTAGCTATCTTATTTTGAACAGCTGGATTGTACAGAAAAGCATTCCATGGATCTATTGATTTGGCAAAGGCTGCTCCTACTGACCAAGTATCAGAACTTATCTGGATCTTTCGTTCCAAAAATTTTGAGATATCAGCGGCAGAAGTATAGCCTTGATCAATTGCCATGGTAGACGAAGAAGATTTTTCAATAAAATTCGTCATGGTTGCAGAAGAATGTACTGTTTCCGTGGTAGGATCTGCTTGTGACTCCAACGTAAAGTAGGAATCGCAGGTGGGTAGTTTACTACCATTTGTGAGTTTATTGACCTCCGTCAGCGCATAATTATCCATAATGCTATACGTCAGAATGACGACTGGCCCGTTCTTTTTACAAATGTGACTCCACGGGCGTGTTCACAGATATAGTACTTTAGCAGGTACTACGCTCTATTCAATTACTGCTGAATTCACAGTGGGCTAGATCTGACACGGGTTAACTGAACCGTGTACGCCAGTCTCCCGCTAGACGAGTCTATCATGCCCGTTTATTCTTCTAATTGATCTTCATCGGAAATTCCCAGGGTCCAATGAAGAGTTTTCAGATAAGGCCACCCATGCTTGGCTATGAAGAAACGCTCAATATCAGGATGCTTACTCAAAATGAGAGTCATTCTAGATACGTTCTGAGCAAATACTTCGCTACCATGCAAAGACCACTCGCGCCGAGCAGCTAAATAACTCTGCGCTAGTTGTTCCTCATGTGAAATATTACCTTTCTCGACATACATACACAGACTCTTTAAAACGCTTTTCAATGCTAGAGGTGCTATGCACCTACCATCAAGCAGGACAAAACTACGTTTGCAAAAGTCTACTTCTGAAATGTCACAGAAGGGTTTGGAATCTGCTTCCTTATCTGCCATGGTGTACTTAATACCAACTGATTTTAAGGCACTAGATATAGAAGTGTGATTGTAGGTATCAACTTTGCTACCTAAAATATTATCATCTCCCATGACTACGAGGGAAACATTATCCTTGAAAGTTAACAGATCATGGCCAGTTTTCATGTATGCAAAACGCATATAAATACTATTAGCTATGGAGTTAACTATAATCGTCAGTGGATGGCCAGAAGAATTCCCACCAAAGAATTGTATCAAATCACCGTTCATGTTAGTGATGGGAAATGATATATCGGTGCAAATCCCCTTACAAATCATGGTGTCGCGGTTGCCAGCTGGGTAACTAGCACCACGCAAGGTATTCAAGACTCTGAAAGTGGCAGCTATAATCATGGCCATCATTTTCTTATCAAAAGTCTCAAAATCTCCTGCAACAACACGATCGGTACCAAACTTCACAATATGTTTGTAGAGTTCATCCCAATCTGTTGAGTACACGTTCATTCCGACTGCGCACTCAGTTAACAAATCGCATTCTG